TATTAAGCCCAGGTACTATGAAGAATATTCGTAAGAACGCTAGGAAATTTAATCATTATGATTTAGAAGAGTTTGAGAACATACATATAGAGACTGATGGTTTCTTGTCATTCGATCCTGAATTTGATGTGGAGTCCGCTGCAAACTCAAACAAATATTATTTATTTTCAGTAGATATTGCTGAAGGTAACGGTGGAGATTTCTCTGTAGTTAACATTTTTGAAGTCGAACCGATGGAAGATATTGATATCGAGAATTTCGTAAGCCCAGGTGCAATGTATGATTTCTTTAAGATTAATCAAGTTGCAGTTTTTAGAAGTAATGAGCATCCACTTGAGGATTTCGCGAAGGTATTGTATACATTAGCAATTGATGTATTTAATTCAGAGAATGTAAAGATGATTATTGAGTTTAATACATACGGGAGTATACTTTTAAAATATTTACAAACAATATTTCCAGGTAGAAACGAGTTTGAAGATGAGATGGTACTTAGATTTAAACACCGCCATGATTCTAGGGTACCAAAACCTGGATTAAGATTAAAGGCAGATAACAAATCAGTATTTTGTCAAAACTTTAAAAAGCTCATAGAAATGAACAAAATCAAAGTTAATGATATAATAACAGTACAGGAGGCAAGTTTGTTCGGTACAGTGAAGAATGGTAGCTATGGTGCACAAATGGGAAATGACGATAGTATAATGACATGTATTATTGCAACAGAGTTCTTTGGAACAACAGATTATGCAGATTACGTAGAGGAATTACTAGATATAATTGACCCAGCTAAACATAAGTTAATGGAAAGTATTCTATATAAGGGAACAGACAATGTCGATGGTTCACTACAATACGATATATACGACCTTCTTTAGGAAAATAAACACACTTGTTGTAAAAGTACAAGATAAATTTAGATATATAATAAAACACAAAAAACACACTCAAAAAATTATGGCACTATCCCCACAATTATTAAATTTTAAGAGTTCAGGAGTCTATAGACTCGAGTTTGATAAGTCGCAAACGGCTAATATCAACGTTGAAACTCTTAGATTAGTTGTAGGTCACTCTAGGAAGGGACCTTATAACACACCGGTATTAATTGACTCACAGGAAACATTTAACAATGTTTTTGGTTCTATTGATAAAGGATTAGAAAAAAAAGGAATGTTTTTCCATAGATCATGTATTGAAGCTCTTTCAAGAGGTCCTATCTTGGCGTTAAACCTAGGTATGTTCGAAGCGGCTGATGTTGCAAACTATACTGCCCCGTCAACAACTGGATCAGTTGATGGTAACTCTTCAATAGCAAGTTCTGCTGAATATACAAAGTTTTTTGACAATGATAAATTCATGATACCTTCAGATACCGAGACATTAGAGACGATCGCTACAACTGGAGATAATAACTTACTAAATTTTGTAAATATTAAACAAGATTCAATTACAATTATCGTAAGACAAGCGGCTGACGTTGCTGAATTTAATTCAACAGCAAGAGATTGGTATGGCCAAGGAAATGTTCCAGAATATTTAAACGATTTTGACAGAATGTCAGATTATATGATGGATGTATTCGTATTTAAAGGAGAATTTGATGCAGCATCAATGGCAAACGATCCTATCTATTCTAAATTCTTTACAACAGATGGTCTAGACAAGGCAAAGTTAAACGAATTTGCAAACTTAAGACAAGTTACTTTACTTGCACAATATACTGGTTCTATTTTACCTGGATTTAAAGATCTAGAAGGACGAAACCTATATATTGAATCAATGGTTAATGCTGAGGCAAGAAGAACAGGTTTATTCTGTGCAGTTGATGAGGACAAGGTAATCGATGAAAATGGAACAAACATTGATTTTGTTGGACATATTGTTGATGAAGATCAAGATTTCGAACTATTATCACATGCAGTTAAACAAACTGTTGTTGCAAACACACCGACTGTTGATTTAACATCACTAGGTACAGCTTACACTATATCAACTACAACACTAACAATAGAAGGTACTGATGCCACTTCATCGTTTACAGAAGGAGAGTTCTTAGAAGGAGCTACACTTGGTGAATATGTTGAGATCACAGATGTTGATTATACTTCACCTGACACTGTAATAACATGCGATGGTAATATTATACCATCACCTTCAGATGACGCAGTATTCCCGTCATACACTGTTTCTAATTCAAGGGTAACTGAAGAAGACTTTTCAACAGGAACTGGAGCAATTGAACATACATCAGGAAACACTGATTTTACTGTAACATACACTAATGCAAATACACCAACTTCCGTATTTCCAATATCAATAGGTGATTACATAAATTCAGTTACATCTGGGAGAATCGCCAGAGTTAATAAGGTATCGAAATCAATTGGTACTGCCGATACTGTATATACAATATATACGGATGTTGAACCTGATTATAACAATCAAATCATCAAGTCTTTTGAAAATGCATCTGATTATTACAAGACATTCGTTTTATCTAAGGCTAAAATATCTGTTAAGAATTTAAGCGATTACTTAGCAACATTAACGGGAGGTATGGGACTATATGATGCACTGATCGATAAAGATATTATTGATTTCAGATACGTTGTAGATACGTTCGCGTCATTCGATGAAAATGGACTAAACAATAAGCATAATTTATCACAATTAGCTAAGGACAGAATGAATGCATCCGCAATCGTAAATGCACCTACAGTGGAGGACTTTAAAAAATCAAAAGATCCATCATTTACTGATGCTAACAAATCGTTTAGTACATCATACGTGAAGGACGGTGGAAATCAAGACAAAAATCCAACTGGAAATTATGCATTACCTAGTATTGCGCAAGGAGCAAATTACGCATTTTACTTTGCACCTGGATTAATAGTATCTGACAATGGTAAAGATATCATCGTACCAATGGCTGCATACATATCTAATAACTACATGGACAAATACACGAACGCTTTACCTTGGTCAATCGTTGCAGGTCCAAGACGTGGGGTTGTTGCAGGCGCAAACGTTAAGGGAGTTGAATATTCATTTGACAAAAGCGATAGAGATAACCTAGAGCCATTCGGAATCAACCCAGTTGTATTCCAAAGAGGAGTTGGTCTAACTATATTAGGAAACAAAACAGCACAACAATCTATTAAATCGGCACTTTCTTCTGCACACGTTAGAGAAGCAATGATTTATATACAAGATGGTATGGCACAAATCCTAAAGGATTATGTATTTGAGTTTAACAATACACAAACAAGATTAGAGATTAAAACTCTTGCAGATTCTTTCTTGGAAAGTATCAAACAAGATGGCGGTGTTTATGAGTTTAAGAATGTAATGGATAGCACAAATAATACAAACGAAGTTATCGACAACAATATGGGTATTATAGATACATTTGTTGAACCAGTTAAAGGGTTAGAGATCGTAGTTCATAGAACAACAATCTTAAACACAGGAGACATTCAATCAGGTAATTTATAAACAAGATATATAAAAAAACAAAAACATTAAAACATGGCTTTACCACATTATTCACAAGATCAGACATCTAGAAAAGGTAGGAACTTTGAACCAGTACAAGGAAACTTATTCGAAGTTACGGTTCTTCCTCCAGCTGGAGTATCTGACGCGCCACTAATGCTTCAACATATTAACTCAATCTCAGGATTGGATTTATACAAAGAAGTATCGGCAGTAGAACAAAAATATAAATTCGCAACAAGATCATTCGCAGGAATGCCTGATGGAACTGCTGTTGATGTTACTATTGGTTTTTCATTAAATTTAAACGAGGCTAATCAAGCTTACCTTTATAAATCAATGAGACAATGGTACAATATGCAATATGACCCACAATCAGGTGCAATGGGACTTAAGAGAGATTACGTAGGTACTATCGTTATCGTACAGTTCAACAGAGCTGGAGATATCTATAGAACAGTTACTCTAGAAGATTGTACAATGACGTCAGGTCTAGGTTTCACTAACGAACTAAGTTATGAGTCTGCAGATCCTGCAACTTTAGAAGTTGGTTGGAGATGTGACGCTTGGAAAGAAGTATTAGCATAAATATATAATTATAGGTGGAGGATAGTTAAAATGATCCTCCATTTTTTTGTAATTAAAATATAATATAATGATAGTATAATATAAGAAAGACAACATAACAAAACATGGATAAACTAACAAAGAAGTTACAAGTTCTCCTGTCGGAGCGTGAAGTATCTTTAATCAATAGAATTATCCTTAACGAAGCGATAGAATCAGGTGAAAGACCGGTTTCGATTTCTGCATTTATTAGGGAAATCATACGAATAGAAATAGACAAACAGGTTAACGATGGAAAGCCTTTAGAAAAAATAGACATCAGACAACTTAAAGATAAATAAATATGAACAACCAAGACGATTTAAATCTAGAGGATCAATATAAGAATATTGTTCAAGGAGATGAGATTAAGAATAATGCACAGGAATCAGTTGCTGAAGAGAAGCAACCCGATTTGGGCAGAGTTAATATGGAAAGATTCGGAGCGCCTAAGGCTGAAGGAGCAGATTTTCATTTAGGATATCATAAAATTCCATCAAATTCATTACCATCAGGTGGTATGTTTTACCCAGTAGGAACTGAGATATCAATCAGATCTGCGAAAGTCGCAGAGATTAGACATTTTTCAACAATCGACGAAGCTAATGTATTAGATATTGACGAGAAGTTAAATCAAATAGTAGAGTCGTGTATACGAATCACATCATCATCAAGACGATTATCATATAAAGATCTTCTAGAGGAAGATAGATTCTTTGTTATTTTTTCAATTAGAGATTTAACATTTCCAGAACCAGAGTCTAGTTTAAAGATAGATCATAGATCAAGAAATGGTGAAAAGCATGAAATTGAAATCAAGAAAGATTATTTTCAATATTTCAAGATACCTGTTGAACTAGATAAATATTATGATGCAGATAAGAGAACGTTCTTAATTGAAACGAAATCATTCGGTACGATATCAATGAGACCTCCTGTTATTGGAGTTATGCAGAAGATAACATCATACATTAAAGAGAAACAACAAAAAGGCGAAGTAGTTGACCAGTCAATACTACAAATCATACCATACCTTCACCATGATTGGAGAGGATTTAATGATAAAACATTATTCGATTTCGAAATTGAATTAAACGGATGGTCTAATAAAAAATATAACTTGATATACACATTAGCTGAGAAGATGAAAGTCGGAATTCAGCCAAATATGTCAGTACAGATTGGAGATGACGTGGAGGAGATTCCTATTAGTTTTCGTGACGGGGTCAAGTCTCTTTTCATTGTTCAAAATTTCGCTGGAGAACTTCTTTAAGACTAAATTTCACATTTATCTTAAATTACATCTCGCACCAAGCGAACTTGAAAATTTGGAATATTATGAATTTCACTATATGGTGAAGGACCTAATTGAACATCTTAAATCGGAGAATAAACAGAACGAGGGGCAACAGGAGGCCACTTCCGGTATAGCGAGCAGCATGAAAATGCCAAACTTTAATATGCCAAATATGAAAATTCCTAAAGTATAATCAAAGGGTCCTTAACGGGACCCTTTTTTATTTAGATATATAAATTCAAGATACTCTGTATACTTAAAAAAAACAAACAAGAACACGTGATTAATAATTCAAAGTCAATTTCATTATTAGTATCGCCATTACAGAAGATACAGGCCGCAACTGAAGCGACGGCAAGTACTCTATTTCAAATGCATCAGGTTGTTATCAGTCTAAATACATCAGCGATTGAAACAGTTAAACAACTAAAGGCGCAGACAGTTATATTATCAGATATACGAAGTCTTATAAAACAACAGGTTAAATCATCATCAAATGACTCGAAGGGAGGAAAGGGTGGTAAAGGAGGAGGATTAGGTAAAGGTCTGGCAGGCGCTGGCGTTGCTATTATAATAATGGCTGCTTCGGTAGTTGTTGCATCAGGATTACTTGGAATGATCGCAGTGGTAACCCCTGCACAGATCCTCTCAGCCATATTAATTGCGGGAGTATTCCTGTTATTAGCCCCCGTCTTCTCGAAAATATCAAAGGCATTAATGGGTGATCCCTTATTTGGTAAGGGCAAAAAAACAAAAGCATCTGACATAACGTCAGGATCTCCAATGAAGGTTGCAGGTCAAACTGCATTGGCAATGGCTGGAATGGCAGCAGGAATAGCATTAACATCATGGATCCTTAGACTAGTTGCACCAGTTGCTCTATGGCAAATTGGAACTGCATTTCTATTAGGAGTTGCAATGATTCCTATTTCATTCGCGTTTGTATTATTAATGAAAGGATTCGCAAGGGCTAAGATTGAAATGAATAAAAAGGGTATTGGTAAATTAATAATGACAGGGTTGGCCATGGCAGTAATGGCAGCAGGGATTGTTGCAATAGCTTACATATTTGAAGCGTTTCCATCAGCACCAGCAGCACCACCATTATTATGGACAATACAAGCAGGATTAGCGATTGCGTTATTTGCAATAGGTTTCAGTTTTATATTAAAGTCAATAAAGGGTGCATCGATTAAGGACCTTATATTTGCAGGATTAGCAATTCCAGTAATAGGGATAGCTTTATCGGCATTAGCTTATATATGGGAAACGTTCCCTACTGCAATTGCAGCACCTGATTTAATGTGGGTATTGAAGGTTGCCATTGCTTTAACATTATTTGCAATTCCATTCTATTTAATATCAAGGGCAATTGATGGGATGAATGCCAAGCAATTATTATTTATGACATTGGCAATCCCTATTGTTGCCTTTGGGATATTAGCAACGGCCTGGATTTTCCAGGGGTTAGCTGGAATTACATGGGAAGCACCTGAAATTGGATGGACAGTAGACGCAGGTCTTGCCGTATTAGCATTTGGTATAATACTATTCCTAGCAGGTAAGACTATAGGTAAGATGAGTTTGGGAGATATGCTGAAGGCCTTAATCGGCACGGTTGTTAGTGCGTTTGCAGTAGTGGCAGTCGCATGGATATTTACATTACTACCTGGTACATTTATTGCCCCTCCATTAGATTGGACAACAAATGCTGGAGCAGCATTAGGCGTGATGGGATTAGCTATAGTAGCAATGGGAATTGCAGTTACAGCGATGACACCAGTTACATTGTTATTAGGAGCACTTGGTATTATAATAACTGCTGTTGTTATATTGGCAGTCGGATGGATCTTTGCAGGATTGTCACCAATAATGCCATCACTAGTTACCGTCTCTGAAGGCTTTACTACAACGTTAATGACACCAATGAATGCCATGGTAGATTTATTTGCAAGATTTAAGAATGAAATTGGAGTTGACAATATGCTAGATCTTGCAATAGGGATTGCCGCATTAGGTGGGGCATGGTTTCTATTTACATTATCACTTGCAGGAGGAAGCGCAGTGGGTGGTTTTGCTAGTATAGTTTCAGGAGTCGCTGACGCTATTGGATCCATTTGGAACGCAGCTACTGGTCAAGAAAAGAAAAAGGCACCAGATACTCCAATAGAGATATTACAGAAGCTAGCAAATATTGCACCTAAGGTAAAATTACTTGCCGGACCAATTGAAAAGGTTGGTATCGCATTCCAGAAAATGAGTAGTTCACAGGTAGGTGCTATTAAAGGATTTGAAGCTATTAAAAGTTTTTATTTTAGTATGGACAATGTACGTCTTGCCGAACAAGGTGAACTTGTTGCAAAAATTGGAGATTCATATACCAAGATTGCGAATGCAAGTAAGCGAGTAAATATTAAAGCTGTCGATGCAACTACTAACATGTTTAAGGCTCTTAATGATTTGGCTAAAAACAATGGAGAATCAGCAATGCAGGTACTTGCTGACCAGTTATTAATGGCAGTCGAAAAATTAGCAGCAACTGTTAACCACTTAGAAACTGCAGTTGATTCACAAGGATCTACTACATCTAGTTATACTGATTCAATAAGTAAAGCAGTAGACACTGTCAAGACAACATTGATGGGTGTACAAAAGAATGCAACATCGATCAACAACGATACTAAAGAAGCGGCAATGGACTTACAACCACTTGTACTTGCAATACAGGCACTGGAGGAAAGATTTGACCGTTCAATCGAAATAGTAGATGTAACACCTGTTGAATTAAAATAACTAGCAGGTAATATATCACAATATTAAAAATAGCTCAGTTCACTCTGGGCTATTTCTATGAAACATTAACAGTTTTCTGTATATAATAATCATTAACAAACAAATGATATGAATAGAGACAGCGTTATTAAAAGATTATTGGAACAAGGACATGTTACAGTACATGTGGCTGGGGATATTATTAATAGAACAGATTTTTATATGGAAAGAATTAATAGCCTGTATATTGATGGTAATATAGATGCATCCGAGGTTATCTTATTAATCAACGAAGGATCACCTTTATTGTATAGTCATTATCCTAAAATTCCCCCTAATCAATTTAACCCAACTTGTTCGACATTCCTGCCGACTTATAGTATACGTGACAAACTACATACTTGGCATAGATAGGATTTCTTATTTATACTGAATATAAATAAGAACTTTAGTGAAACTAAGTGCTCTAAAGTTTTCTTGATTCAAATAAAATGATTATATTTACATATAATTAAAAACTAAAAACAATATTATGACAAAAACAGTAATTTTTGACCTAGATGGTACTCTAGCTCTTATCGATAAACGAAGAGCATTGGCATCAAATAGTAATGGTAAAATCGATTGGAAAACTTTCTTTAAACCAGAGAACATTTCTTTAGACGAACCTAATATACCAGTAATCGAGTCATTTAATGCCCTCCAGCATGCTGGATTTATCGTGGGAATCTTCAGTGGCAGAGATGATATTAGTAAAACTGAAACTGAAAGTTGGTTAGCTGAAAACGGAATTCAACCTGCATTCTTGAGAATGAGAAAATCCGGAACATTTATTCCAGATGAAAAATTGAAGAAAATGTGGTTGGGTGATTTGCAAGCAATTGGACATACCATAATGTGTGTGTTTGACGACAGAAATAAAGTAGTAGATATGTGGAGAGAAAACGGAATTCCATGTTTCCAGGTTGAAGAAGGAAACTTTTAATATATGTACACTTTCTTAATAACATACAATGTGATCGGCCTTATATTTGGCATAGCCATGGGTCGATTAAATCATAATCTATCAAATAGCACAGGAAACGAAGCAGATAGGTTCAAGACATCTGAACTAATATTCCTACAATTACTCTGGCCAGCATATCTGATAGTGTTTATTTCTGCGCACTTTACCAATAATACAAATGACAATGAATAGTAAAATAGCAATAGTAGGAGCAGGCGCAAGCGGTAAGGATCATTTACGTAAACAAATGGAAGGTCGTGGAATGATATCAGGGATATCATGTACCACTCGCCCGATGAGGGACAATGAAACTAACGGAGTGGATTATTATTTCCTAACAGACTTAGAATTTGAAAATGGAATAAAGAACGATCTATTTGTGGAATGGCAATCATTTAAGGATTGGAAATATGGAATAAGCAAGGTGGAATTCATACGAAGTGACGTTATGATTTTAAACGCAGAATCAGTAGAAACATTAGAACCATCGTATAGGGACAAATTGTTTGTAATCTATATAAACATATCCGAGGAAACCAGGAGAAAGAGGCTTGTCAATCGAAGTGACACAAACGATATGGTCGAACGAAGAATAGAAGCCGATAATAAACAATTCGGAAACTTTTTAGACTTTGACTGTATAATAACTAATGAAAATTTTTAATAATATATAATACCTAAAACAAACAACATGGCAAAAGCAAAAACAATTACAGAATTAAAGGACTTAAGATCTCAATTAGAAGTTGAAGTTAACGAGGCACAAGAAGAGTTAGCAACTAGAGAATATTCAGTAGACGTTGAAGACGCATCCAACGCTAATGCAATCTTAAAGCAAATCGATAAGAGTTACACATGGGATATTAAGAACGCAGCTTTCTTGATTAATTTATATGATAACATCTCAGATCAAAGGAAAATTAGTATTAATGATAAAGAAGCAACTAATACAACTTTATTATTGAATGGTATGCAGTTGAATACATTATATACTGTATTAACAAACATCACAGGAGTTGGAATTGAATCTGCAAGAAGATTTACAAGACTTTTAACTAACGTAGGTTCACAGATATCAGAAGCATTGAACGAAATGACAGAGAATAACAAAGATATTCAAGCAAAACATGTTCAATTAGCTGAAATCGATTTGGAAATTTCAAACGCTGAAAAACCAACAGTTGAAGCAGTAGAAGAAGCATAATTCGTTTAATATGAAACTAGCAAGTAAATCTAAGAAAAGATTAGATCTACTAGAAGCTATCCAGGAAGGAATCACTACCCGTGATGTTTTCGAAACAATTGACTATAAGTCTCAGAGTGAGGATAAGATAAAGCAATTTATCTATCCTCACCTTCTAGACCAGATAGCAGAATATATTGTTGAGAAGAAAGGCTTTAGTAGAGGGCTCGCAAGGGAACGAGCGAGAACCATGATCAAGTGGGAAGGTAATGTTAACACGACTGTTAAAAACATTCAATTCATGGGAACTGGTAATAGACCAGACATGACAATTGAAAGCGACGGGGTACGAATAGCAATTGAATTTAAGAAAGGTGATAGAGGATCAGGATTAAGAGAAGGATTCGGACAGTCAATTATTTATTCAACAGCATTCGACTTTGTTATTTACATGTTTATTGACACATCACCTGAGGGAAAGATCCTAAATGGATCTACATCAATTACGGAACAAAGGTTCCTAGACAATTTATGGGATAATTTTAATGTAAAATTTGCAATAGTATAATGAAAATATTTGTAACATCAAACCAACAATTTGGTAGAAAGGGTGCCATTAAAAAGTATAAAAGGCCATTCAATAGTATAAAGGACATGAACTCTAATCTAATAGATGCATGGAATTCAGTAGTAACTGATGAGGATACTGTATATGTATTAGGTAATTTTGCATGGGACCCTGAATCATTCGAATTAGCCTCAAACTCTTTGAATGGGGATATAATAATCCTTAAGGGAGAGTACGACAAGGCGTCACATGAGGTAATAGACACAGGTGGTGGTGGAAATATTGACTACATATATGATTCAATTCTAGGAATCCCTGAGGCATCGGCTGTATTGTCATACTGGCCATTATCAGAGTGGCCTTTAAAATCAAAGGGATCATATTCCGTAATCGGATATCCTGATACTAAATATAAAACAGATTACAAAACTAAGGTAATTAACTGCTCATGCGACCTAAGTGATTACAAGCCAATTGAATTAAGAAAATACGTTGCATTGTTAAACGATGTTAACAGTTAATTGTTCATAACTTCCGGAAAATAAATCATCAAATATTTTTTTAATACAAATAAAATGATTATATTTACATATAATTAAAAACTAAAACAAATAATATGGCAATAACTTACAGAGAAATGACGGGTAACTTTTTAAGAACGAGATCAGATGCTGATTTCACAGTAATATTTTATAGAGTTAAACCGGGTTTAACTGCATACGTTAACAAGATAGTTAAGGACAGAGATTTAGCAGAAGATATTGCAATTAACACATTAACTAAATTATGGACTAAAATCGATCAATATAACCCAGATTATCAAATCACAACATGGTTATATCGTATCGCATTTAATGATGCATTAGGACATATTAATCAAAGAAAGAAGAAATCATCTCTAACATCTTTATCTGAATTTGGTGTTGAAGTAAATGAGGCTGGAGAAATCGGTAAAGATTTACAAGGTGCATTTGATGATTACGAACAAAAAACAGAACAAGATTTCATTGATGAAGATGAAGATTTAATGGAAAGATATGGAAGTGCTCTTAAGGCAATCGATTCATTAAAGGAAATGTATAAGGGTATCGTTGTTGATAGACTTATTAATAACATGAAATATGAGGATATCGCAGAGAAACATGATATCAGTTTACAAACGGTAAAGAATAGAATCCGTAGAGGTAAAGCAATCATTGCAGAAACAGTATCATAATGATTGTTGTTGTTTATAGAAAGTCTGAGAATGCCAGAAAGAAATACATGAAGGTATTCATTAACCATCAGACCCCTGACGTTATTATAAACGGAAGGGCTAGAAAGCCATTAATCCCAGATGGATATGTCATTGACGAGTTAGGTATGGGAGAATCATTTATACAGGTTTATAAAAAACAGCATAATATTAAAAATCATGAGACTATTAAATAAAATTGCATGGAAATCCCGTAAGATGAACATCGATATTAAATTACTAAATATACATCTGAATAGCGGAGGTCAAACGTGGGGCCTTGAAATGTTAGCAATCACCAATAAATATAGAACATACTCTTTGTTTGCATGGGAGTTTAGACTACCAAACCAAACAAGTGTACAATCATTTACAACAGATCATTTTGACATCTTATTCTTGCGAAATAAATTGTCAGATGTTTATCTTAGATTAGATGACAGATCATTATGGGGAGGACACATGTCAGTTATCTCTACACTCAAATTAAACATACTTAATAGAATGTTTAATTAGAATAGCAATACATCCTCTAATTTTCGTAGATATATAACAAATAATATAAATAAAACTAAAATTATGAAACATGTAATGATGTTTGAAAAGTATCTTAATTATAAAGACATTAAGAATACATCGCCTGATGACCAGGCAAAGGACGCCCTTAACATAATTAAAAAGATCCTTCCAACATTCGACGAAAAATGGATTGATAATATTGAAGACCAATCAAGCGATAAGGGAATTAAATTCCAGGTTGAATTGTCAGGCGGAGATACGATCCATATGTATAAGACTAGTAAGTGGATTTCAAATGAATCATCATGGGACTTCTTTATTAATAAGAAGAAAATTAAACCATCTGATTTGAGGAATTCCCTAGAATTAAAATATCTAAGTGATCTTGATGCATTTCTTAAATATGCATTCTCATACAATTTTGAATCAGAGTACATTAATAATGGCAAGCAACATAAAGCAGCCGTTGATAATAATACTAAGATACTACAATCGTTTAACGACCTGAATTCATCTGATAAAAAAGAAGCGATCAAGCAACTTAAATCAAAATTCGACGCAAACGATGTCGATTCCCTCTTTAAATAAATAAAACTAATTATGAAAAAAGTACAATTATTCGAGAACTATTTAAATGAAGCGATATCATTTAACGCAGACGTTCAAGAACCCTTTGAAATAAAGGACGAGAAAAAAGCACAGAAACAATTTAAGATCATCGCCGAACCTATTACTATGGTGTCAGTTGACGGAGACATCGCTGAGAGAATGGCAGATGTAACTATTTTCTTTAGCAACCGCGATTCTATCAGTAGAGTATGGGAGCAAACTCCAGTAAAGGCTAACACAAACAGTATAGTTATTTCACCAAGGGACTCATCAGACATTGATGTTACATTACATACTGATAAATATGTTGGTTCAACAGGTACTGTTGTAGGAGATCTTGGATTAATCTACAGAGATTGGAAATTAGGAAAAATAAATTAACACGATGAAACATACAAAACTATTTGAAGAATTTCTTAACGAAGGCTTAGAGTCTATCGTTCATGAAGCAAAGTCGGTTAATCCAAAACAAAGAGGAATTGGTAAATTCCTAGGATCAGTGGATAGCACTGACGTATATACTTATGATATATTCCCGAAAGTATTATCATCATCAGATGAATTTAAGGACATGACTTTGGATAATATAGAAGCAATACAATCAATGGTATATGACGCACGTGACAATATGCATGATACTGCGTTGAACGGTAAACCTGGCAAATTAATTAAGAAAAACATCAATAATCTTACTTTTTTAAAATCTAAGAAAGATGGATCATTTGATAAACCGTCATCTACTAGGAAGGATACTGGTAACTTCGACAGAATGGTAAAAAATTCAACGAAAGATCAACTACTCCGTGGTTTTAATTAAACAAATAAATTAATAATATGAAACATACAAAACTATTTGAAGAATTTCTTAACGAGAATACAAGTGGCGAGATCTTCAATCCAAAACGAGGGAAAACTGTCAAATTTGACCATACCAAGCATCCTGAATTATCAGGAGAATTCTTTGATTTGATTGCAACAGCTTACGCTGAAATAGGAGGTCATTCGAAGATCAAGACGCCCGCTGATGTATTCGGTGATAAGGATTGGAATTATTGGGAAGGTGTTGATTTACATGGAACCAAGGATTTCGATATGATTATGTTTGGTAAGAAAACAAAATACGGGATTAAATATTCAGGTGTTGGACATGATGGAACTAAGGATGCAAAACGTGCATACATTTCTACTAGAGGAAAGGAACTTAATAAACTAGGTTTTTATATTGAGGTTTCAGGGAAAATTGCTGAAATCTTACTAAATTCGTATGATGTACCTGTTATATCAGATGAAGATACTATAAATAAAGTATTAGGTAAGAACGTGACATTTATAGGAACTATTGATGGTAAGCCAGGGAATGGATGGTATTCTAGAAAACTAGGTGGAAGCAGCAAAGAAAAAATATTATTAGGACGACCTAAAATATAAATTAGTATTATGAAGATAGCATATTTACACGGACTCGAATCAAGTATTGATCAGAAGGATCCGAAGATCATATTCCTAAATGATAAATTCGATAAAGTATACACACCCCAGATTAACTATAGGGATGATAATACATTTGACAAATTAATCAAGGATATCAAATCCCTTAACCCTGATCTGATAGTAGGCTCATCAATGGGAGGGTATGTATCTTATCTAATTGGTAGTAAACTATCAATACCGACACTCTTATTTAACCCAGGTGTTGTTGGCAGATCCTTTGAGCCAGTTGTTGACGATTCCAATTTAAAAGGATCTAACCATACCGTACATCTAGGAAAAAATGATAATGTCATTAATGGTAAAAACGTAAAAACATTCTTCACGCATGAAGGTATTGGCAAGTTTTCATACCATCAATATGATGGAGGACACAGAGTACCTGCTGGCGTATTTATTAATGCGATAAAGAATGTCCTAAAAATGGACGAAGCGACTAAGCTGCAACGCTTTAAGATATTTGAAGAGTTTATTAACGATGCACTAAACTAACATTGTTAATAACTTTTTAAAAAATAATTAGCCATACATTAATTTGTATGGCTTTTTTTGTTTATATTTACATATAATTAAAAATATGAAATATAAAATACAACGTCACCCTTCGTTTAGGGACTTTGCATTGGTGAAATTACCAGGAGCTACATATATATGTCCCGGATGGATAAGAGTTGCCGAGGGAACATCAAGGGAGGACATAGAATTCGAAAGTGATATAATTATTGAAAAAAGACAAGTATCCTCAGATGTCATCTCTGAATCTCCAGTAAAGCATGAATTCCATGTAGCTTCGTCTAATGGAAGATCAGAATACATGGTCACTAGTATGAATGGTATATGGAATTGTGACTGCCCTGCTTCAACATATCGTAGAGGACATTGCAAACATATCAAAACCATCATCGAATCTTCTTGTTTATAATGAGTATAAATAAGCTTTTTTTGAAACTAAGTGCTCTAAAGTTTTCTTGATTCAAATAAAATGATTATATTTACATATAATTAAAAACTAAAACAAATAATATGAATTACTCAATAATACACAAAATTGCTAAAGAACGTTTCAATAAATTGCCTAACAAATTAACAGGCACTGAAAAATCGATAGTACTTAACATTTATTGGGATTTCTATTAATTTATTAACAATTTGAAACAAAAGAGGGGAATGCTAATATAACTTAAGTATTTAAGCCTCCGAGTAAGATACCATGAACTTTATAACTATTTAACATATGCGAATAAGAACAACTGAACAATACATTAAAATGGTAGGAGAAGATATTCAGTTTGATCAAACCAAGGATGGATATACTGGATCAATTAAGATCGATCCTAACAATTGTTTATTCGGGATTAATATTTCATACAGTAAATTTGCTAATGAAATAATAGATCAACCGGAAAAATGGGAAAGGATAGCAAACTTATATGGATTATACATAGAGACTGCAAATAACACAGAATTAATCCTACATGACAGATACCAATAATATGAAACATACGATAACCGTAATATCAGATACGCATACACAACATAAATTATTGGATCTTCCAGGTGGAGATACTTTAATATTTGCAGGTGATCTTATGAATAATGGTCATAGCGTTTACGAGGTACATGACTTCTTACGATGGTTTATGTCTCAGGATTATGACAACTTAATATTTATCGCAGGTAATCATGAAAAACGATTCGAAGATAATCCCGAGGATACTGCTGAGATCTTAAAAGAATATGAAGATCTAGTAACATACTTACAGGATAATTCATGTATAATATCAAATGAAGAAGGAGAAAGCTTTAATATATATGGAAGTCCATGGCAACCTGAATTTTACAACTGGGCATTCAATTTGCCTAAGGATGGTGCAGAACTGACTGCTAAGTGGGAAGCTATTCCAGACAACACAGATATTTTAGTGACACATGGCCCTCCATATGGTATATTAGATACAAGTGGACATCCATATAACGAAACGGGACTGGGATGTGCTATCTTACGCAAGAGAGTAGATTTAATCAAACCAAAAATCCATATATTTGGACACATACATGGTTCGTATGGACACGAGAAAATTAACGGTACTCATTTTATCAATGCAAGCGTATTGAATGAGCAATATAAACAAACAAATAAACCCATCACATTTGAATGGGACATTGAAAACAATAACATACATATCATATGATAGAAATTACAAAAGAAAACTTCGAAGAAATGTCAATACCTACAAACTTTGTTAATTCATTCGAAAGTAAGGATGAGTTTAGGAAATGGTGCGACGGAGGAACATACATTGATTTACAATATGCATTAGAATCGTTTAAAGAATATGACGAGATATATGAGTATTGCACGATAATTAAAGAGGTAATGGATAGTAAAGAAAGAATAGAGTTTGAACATGTCCTAGATACTGAATTAGTACTCTCGAACATAATGGAAATATATTAAACAAATCGATCTTTTAACATATAATAAACATGGCATACTATAATGGACCAAGGAGAAAGAAGAAGGTTGATCGATCAATAGTACGTCGTAGAACTACTTCTGAGGATTTTGAAAATACACTAAGCAAATTAAAAAAAGAAGATTTGCATGTTGACTTCAGAGATAAGATACGAACAATTGATGGTATACCACATAAACACAGGGAAGGTACATGGATCCCATTGACAAAGATATAATGATGAACAAAATTAGACAGAACGAAATACCTTTAAATTTATCAGAGGATGAATCTAGCAAGCCTACGACATCATGGAAATTAGTAAGGGAACGTGATGGATTAATAATGGAATCAAGTAGAATCAAGTGGATAGGATGGGACCATGAGAATATGTACACTGGAGATTTCAGTAAACCCAACATTGGACTTAGTTTACTGATGTCACCCTTCACTATGGAATTTACATGGCATACCACTAGGATTACAGAAATATTAGAAGAATCAAGTGGATATGTCAAATTCAAAACAATGAATAGTACATATGAGCTACGAACATGTTAATAACATAGCATTGTTCATAACTTTAATGAAAATAAATGCTCTAAAGTTTTCTTGATTCAAATAAAATGATTATATTTACATATAACAAATAATTAAAAAACAAACAATATATGAATACAGAAATCGGAGATTTAAGAATTGAATTAAGTGTAGATACTATTTTAATCAGAGAAGTAAAAACTGGAAGATTAATGAAAGCAAAAACAGTTAGAGCATCTGAAGCAGTTGACGAATATCATGCATTAGTAAAAAAACTAAAAGCTATACATATTGAAAGAGTTGCAAAGGAACGTGCACAACGTTCATAACTATTAAAAACAAACGAAATGATTAAGACACAGCAAAACATATATGATTCAAGCACTGTAGTATCGTCGGTATATGACTTTAAAACAGAAGAATTAATAGTTGCATTCAAATTCGGGGAGTATTCATACAAGGATGTATCTCTTGAAGATTATGATTTATTTGCGGATGCTGATTCCCAAGGAACCGGACTTAACAAATACATTAAAGGAAAATATAAATACGAGAAGATCGAAGAAACTAAATAAACACATTATGATAGAAATAACAAAAACTAAAAAATTAAATAGTACAACAAAGGTAACAGGGACAATCGTACAAATGTCAGACGGAGAATGGTATTGTGTTACATTATTCAGACCTGCTAGGAATCCATGGTTCCTTAGAGGTTCTAAGTCTACGACAACAGGCAGAGTATCAGATGTGGATATATTCTTAAAGAAATATATTAATCAACCAGATATTCAGGAAGGAATTGATATGTTATTAGGGGTATTGAATGGAGAAACGCCAATACTTGATAAAATGGCCTTTTAAACAATGGTTAAACCTATGACCGTTAAACCTATGACGGATGATTAGAAAGAGTAATAATTTGAACGCTGGATTAACTTCCCGGCTGATATGTGTTATTTAGTTTACAAGTTGGCTTGTATGATTATGAATAAAGGTAGAATATAAATTGTAGTATCTCAAGATTGTAGGTATATTTTAGAAGGGTGTTAAAGGAGATAACATACACCATACTGCATATTAAATCTACCAAGTGTACCAACTGTATTGTAATATGTTGGATAACGGATTGAGGAGAACTCCAATATTATCTTAGAAAACACTTAGGAGTTTACAGCAAGAGATGAAGAAATGGTGAGATAATCATTGAAAGAGTTAAATCATTTATCTCGTGACCATTTATAGTAGTGGTAATGGACCTTAATTTTGCCTACTACGGAGCTATTATATATATGGTGCTAATATTAAATACTTACAATTCAACAAGGCATTCAAACTTTTCATAGGGTTCAAAAAGACCTTGGATTAATAATCAATTGCAAACTAAATAAAATATTATGGAAACTAGACAAACATGTAACCCTTAACCATGATTAATTAAAAAACAAATACACTTGTTTATAATCATTATAAATAAGCTTTTAATTGAAACTAAGTGCTCTAAAGTTTTCTTGATTCAAATAAAATGATTATATTTACATATAACAAATAATTAAAGAATATGATCAGAGAAAAACAACCAACAAACGGACCAATTATTATTGATCTTACAGGACCTCAAGGAAACGCATTCGCTTTAATGGGAACAGCAAAGAACCTAGGAAAACAATTAGAAATGACTACAGAACAAATAGATGGACTAATATCGGATATGATGTCAGACGATTATGAAAACCTATTAAATGTATTTGATAAGGCATTTGGTGCTTTCGTAATATTAGAACGATAATATGAAAGGAAGTAAAAACATAAAAAACATAAAAAACGAAATATAATGAATTTATTTGAAATAGGATCAATTTTAGGTGCAATTACAGCACCGACCTTCTTAATACTTACGTTGAAAAGGAGATGGCTATATGATGAATTTCTAGAGGATTTATTTAAATGGTGGGACGGAAACATAAAAGGCTATAATAATGTAGATGTAATATTGGGAGGAGCCTTGTTATTTTTTGTTACATTATTTATATTTTTATTAACATTAATCGCGTGGCCATTTGTAATACCTATTGCAATATTAGCATATATCGTTAATATGATTAGAAACAAGCGAGTTGCTAAAATGAAAAAACAAGCACTTAAAGATGCGTATTATGGTACTAAAAATAAATAATAATGATTACATACAATAAAGACGAAGAAGGTAGAAGGAACGTAAAGGTAAACTTAATACCTAGAGTAAACTTCACACTGCTATTACAACTAGTGGCAGTATTAACTTCATGGGCACTTCATGAAAGTGTTATTAGAAGTTTTGTAGCCTTTCTATCCGGAGGACTTTACCTAATTGCTTGGATACTCTTTGGAGACTCAGCAACAAAAGAAGGAATGGACTACATTATAGAATATTACAGAACAAGCTTCAACTAACATAGAATAACAAACCATAATAAACAACAATCATCATGTCACACAAATTAATATCAATAGGATTAATCGAAACAACAACCGATAGCCAAATGAACAATGGTACCAGAGAATTCATGGATCCGAATACAAATGCATTATATTCTAGTTATTCTAGTGGATATATTCGCAGAAAGCCAATCAGGAGTGGATCATATCAATTAAACAAAAAAATATCAATCGAGCAATCTCCAAATGGGATAAGATATCAGCGTATCATGGAATTTAATCCAGATAATAGAATTGATATAATTGCACATGCTGTTGTGAATTATCGAGCATTTTTAAATAGGTAAATGAATTGCCTGTTAATAATAGCACATCCTAATCCGTTGTCATTTGAAAATAATAAATTATTGAAGACGATTGGTATGTCATACAAGAGGGAAGGGCATAACATTAATGTCATCGATCTATATAAGGATGGGTATAATCCTTCAATGTTTGTCGGGGATCTTTCTAAAATAAACAACAATGCATTTTCAAAATCATACAGACATCAGATCAAGACATCAGATCACATATGGATAATTTCCCCGACGAGGTGGCTAACATTATCCCCCCTTATTGAGGGGTTTATTGACCAGGTTTTTATTAATGGATTTGCGTTTAGTGGAGGTAAGGGACTCCTCACCGACAAAAAAATAGGTGTAGTAATAACATCAACAGCAAATAGATCATTGATGTGGAGATCCCTTGACATTCTTAGGATACGCTTAAGATTCATGGTGTTTCCACAAATATTCAAATTCAAGAATATCAAAATACACCAAATATGGGATGTTAATCGTTTAAGTAACCTTGAACAAATGAAGGAACTTCTTAAAATAAAGAAAACAATATATCGTTATTTATAATCATTATAAATAAGAACTTTAATGAAAATAAGTGCTCTAAAGTTTTCTTGATTCAAATAAAATGATTATATTTACATATAACTAATAATTAAAGAATATGAAAACAGACTTCCAATTAATACGCGAATTTGTAGATCAATCAAACTCAACAAATTCAAATACAGACAAACTTAATGTTCTGAGAACGTATACTAAACATGATGTTGTTGCTATGGCATTACATTATACATATAATACATTTAAACAATATGGCGTAACATCGAAGAACTGTAAAAAGAATCATAAATTGTTAGGATATGCTAATACATACGGAAACTTCTTCGGTTTATTAGACGATTTGGCCAATAGAGTAATGACTGGACATAATGCGATTGCAAATATCAATAGATTTGTCCAGGAGAATAAGGAATTTGAAGATATCATTTGGAATATTTTAGATAGAAATCTTAAAACAAGATCAACAACATCAATGATTAATAAGGTGATGCCTGGTTTAATTCCAACATTTGACGTTGCATTGGCAGAGTCGTACGATGAGAAGATGGCAAAGAAAGTTGATTGGAATGATGGCTGGTATTTGTCAAGAAAATTAGATGGTGTAAGATGTATATGTATAATTGATGAAAACGGGAATCCTGATTTTTTCAGTAGAGCAGGTAAGGACTTTTTAACATTAGACACATTGAAGCCTTCAATTAAAAAGTTAGGATTATCCAATATGATTTTAGATGGTGAGATTTGTATGACTGATGCTGATGGAAATGAAGATTTTCAAGGAATCATTAAAGAGATCAAACGAAAGAATCATACAATTGAAACTCCTAAATTCTTCGTATTTGATATGTTAACTATGAAAGAATTTACAGATAAAGAGTCCGATACATTATTTTTAGAAAGAATAACAAAGGCTGATAATGCTATTGTAGAAGATGAATTTATTCAAGTGCTTCCACAGATATTAGCAAATGATGATAATTTAGCAACATTTATGGAAACAGTTAAAGAAGAAGGTTGGGAAGGTTTAATGCTCCGTAAGAATACAACATATAAAGGAAAGCGAAGTAAAGATGTTCTTAAAGTTAAGAAATTCCATGATGCTGAATACACTGTAGTAGATATTGAAAATGCAATAAACAGAGTTATCGTTGATGAAAAGGAAGTTGAAGAAATGATGATGAAGAAAGTAGTAATAGAACATAAAGGAAATAGAGTTAGTGTAGGAAGCGGATTCTCACATGAACAGAGACGACATTATTTTTTAAATCCTAATGACATAGTAGGTAAACAAATATGTGTTCAGTACTTTGAAGAAACATTAAACGAAAAAGGAACTAACTCATTACGATTTCCCACAGTCAAAGCAGTTTACGAAACGAAACGAAACTTTTAATAAAGCGTATGAAATTAACACAGAAATATTCAGCAGGACTTGCAATAATATATAACAAGAATGTATTATTGGGACATACTACGGGGAGGAAGGGTTCTCATTCGTATGGGATATCAAAGGGCGGAATTCATGAAGGCGAAAGCAAGAGGGATGCAGCCCTCCGTGAAACATTTGAGGAATTCGGAATCAATGTCCCTGTTAATTTGATCCAACCACATGAATTCAATTTCAGTGTAATTTCAAAACGATACGGATACAACAAGACCGTGTATTATTACATAGTAGAGATTAATGATTTAAAACAAATAGGACTTAGTGGATATGATGTTCCTCGTTCACAATTACAACTAGAGGAAGTAGACATTGCAAAATTCGTAGATTACAAACATGCAATGCAATTAGTCATGAAATCCCAAATCCCATTGATTACTAATTTATTATCGAAGGGATTGATTTAACCTAACGAATCAACATATGAACTAAATATTAATAGAAGACATGGAACCAGAAAAAGGTATATTTGAACAATGGGCTGACGAAAGAGATGCCAAATCATGGATTAGAAAAAAACTAGAATTCATTCCATTATGGTGGGATCATGATGGTAGATATATGCACATTGAATTTGCAAGAGGAGTAAAGAATCTTATTTATTGGTTTCCTATCATATGGAAAGATCGTAACTGGGATTCTCATTATATCTTTGAGATCTTAAAACATAAACTAACAGCACAATCAAATTATATTGCAGAACAAAATAGACATGTGAATGCCCAGACAGATGCAAGAGATATGAGACTTTGTGTTGAGCTAATGAAATTAGTGGATGATGGTTTTTATGAAGGAGAATATGCAGATTATCAAAAAACAAAGAATTGGTTTGAACCAATAGGAAATGGTTCATCAACATGGGAATCTAAAGAACTAGAAGAAAACTTCGATGACTATTTCGCTAAATATCCATTGATTTATAAAAGAACATTAAACGGAGAAGGACCGTTCGGTATGGAAGGTACTGAAAGGAGTAAACAGGTAATTGCAATGAACATAGGGCATATTAATCAAGAGAGGGCACATGCTCTATTATTTACAATATTGAAACAAAACATATTAGGATGGTGGGATTAAACGATACAAGTAACGAGAGCTATAGCCTAGGTCAATTGACAGGCGAGATAATAGAGCATAAATATTTACCAACAATGGAAACAGATATGCTTAAAACATTTAATGTTATTAAGGTCGATGACACTGATATCGCAGAAAATAAAAGACTTGATGGTATATTAGATAACACATACAGGATGGCCAAGGGACCTGTGCATTCCAAGATTGCCCATACGAAATGGATTGAACATACATATACATTGGCTGATAAATATTTACCATCAGAAATAACATGTTTAATTACAAAGATAGAACCAAAGGATATTAATGCATTCAAGGAAGGATTAATAAGTTACCTATGGAATACTGATTTAAGCTGGTATATGCCGGAGGATGATTTCTTTAAACCAAATAATCCACATGCATGGTGTTCAACAATAGTATTAACAAGAACTAGGCGTTAATTAAATTGAAACAAAAATAAACCTTTGAGTATAATAATCATGGAAGAAACAAAATCAACTATAATATCGAAACAGATTAATAGATCAAACCCACTATCACATAAGGAAACGTCTAATGTAATCGCAATACATTATAATAACAGGGTAATGGTTTATGATAACATCCACTATCCGAAGGCATATGTTGCAAAATTAGTGCATAACCCAAATGATCCGATTGTTGCAATAACGTACAACGGGAAGAACATTGAATTTTAAAAGCAATAAAAATTGAAACTTTTTAAAACAGTACAGTATAATAACAGAACAATAATTAATATAAATTAAAACAAACAACATGGAAGAATTATTAAATCAAATCGTAGAGACAGTAGATTCAATTAGAGAAGATGCTGCTAAATTTGAAGAAAAAGGAAATGGTGCTGCAGGAACAAGAGTTCGTAAAGCAATGCAAACTATCAAGACATTAGGTCAAGATGTGAGAGTTCATATCTCTGAAGCTAAGAAGGTGAAAGCATAAATAAATGATAGTATTAATGTCTCTGTAATAATGGGTGAAACCCCATAAAAACATAGATATATACTATCTGAAAGTCATTAGCTAAAGACTTAAAAATAAGCTTACCGATTAGCCTGGTATTAAATAAAGGCTTAATGGGGAATTAGCTCATTTGGCCAGAGCGCTTGCCTTGCACGCAAGAGGTAATCGGTTTTTAAACGAGCCGCTTTAAGTAGTGATACTTATCGAATAATTGGATGAATTGCTGGAAAT